ACACTCTGTTTGCAGGTTCGTCTGATCCGACTCGCACTGGTTTCTCTGGAGCAACCGCAGGTGGTGCCGCACTCGGCAATACTGCTGGTTTCGGTCCAGTGACCGGCGTTGATCCGTTCTTCGGAACCACTGATGTAACCGTCAGCGGTCTAACCACAGGCTCTGGTCTACGCACCAACTTCGCTGAAGGCGAAGCACCAAACGAGATGGCATTCAGCATTGAGCGCGTCGGCGTTCAGGCTGCTACTCGTATGCTTGCCGCTTCGTACAGCATTGAACTCGCACAGGATCTCAAGGCTGTTCACGGTCTTGACGCTGAGACTGAACTCAGCAACATCCTGAGCACCGAGATTCTTGCTGAAATCAACCGCGAGGTAGTCCGCAATGTCTACCGTTGCGCCAAGTTGGGCGCACAGCAGACCGATCTTTACTACAAGACGGTTGCTGGTGGTCTTTCGAGCGGATCGGCTATCGGTGGCGTATACGACCTCATTCAGGACTCGGATGGTCGTTGGAGCGCGGAGAAGTTCCGTGGTCTGATGTTCCAGATTGAGCGTGAGTGCAATGTCATCGCCAAGGAAACCCGTCGTGGCAAGGGCAACTTCATCATCTGCTCGGCAGATGTTGCTAGCGCCCTCGCTATGGGTGGCTTCCTTAACATCAGCCCCGCGCTGAATGTCAGCCTTGATGTTGACGACACCGGCAACACCTTTGCTGGCACACTCAACGGTAAGGTCAAGGTCTACATTGATCCGTATCAGGACATTGCCAGCGGCACGAACACCAACTTCGTGTGCGTCGGCTATAAGGGCACCAGCCCATACGATGCAGGTATCTTCTACTGCCCGTATGTCCCGCTACAGATGATGCGTGCTGTTGATACCAGCACCTTCCAGCCCAAGATGGCGTTCAAGACCCGCTACGGCATGGTCGCCAACCCATTCGCTGAGGGCACATCTCAGGGACTGGGCGCACTCACCGCTCGCAGCAATGTCTACTACCGCATCTTCCGTGTGGACAACCTCCACGGCGTTGCATCGTAATAGACTGCACTAAACCGCACGAAGGGGGAGGGGGAAACCCCTCCCCTTATCGTTTCTACATACTAGTATGGCAAACACCTATCAGTTCTACGACATTCCCGATGACATCAAGGATCGGTATCCCGAGCAGATCAATCCCCTGCTCCCGACCTACTATCGGTTCTATGTGTCTCGTCTTCCTGCCACAGTGTATTTCTGTCAGTCTGCGTCCTTGCCAACGGTGACCATGAGCGAGGTGCAGATGCCAACTCCGTTCGTCCCGCTGAAGTCCCCGTCCAAACTGGACTTTGACGAATTGAGCATCACTTTCATCGTGGACGAAAATCTAAAAAACTGGCTTGAGATATTCAATTGGATGCGATCTTCCACCAATATTGAAAACTATGAAGAATACACGAACCACCATCTCACCACGGGCAACCTGATTATTCTGAACAGTACGAAGAATCCAAAAATCAATGTGACCTTTGAGGGGCTGTTCCCACGCACCCTTGGCTCGGTAGACTTTACTTCAACCGCAATAGATCCAGAACCGTTTCAATGCACGGCTACATTCGGATATAGAAATTACAATATAGAACTAATTTGAGTTTTTCGTGTTGAAAGGTGCGCTGTGTGGTGTATACTGCCCACACGGAGAACCCAATGACGCTAGACGATATTCGTAAGGAAATTGAACGGGATGTGCGGCTTGATGACGCTGCTCTTGATTTGGAGTCGCTGAAGATTCCCCAACTGCACAGCAAGTATTTGAATTTTTTGACAGATGAGCGGCTGTGCATGAAGAAGGCGCAATCAGACTATGCCGTGCTGCGCCGCGCAAAGTGGGAATACTATACGGGCAAGATGTCACAGGAAGAACTCCTTGCTCGCGGATGGGAGCCGTTTGCCCTGAAGATTCTGCGAAACGATTTGGACATTTACTTGGATGGCGACACCGATCTGCACCGTTTGCAGCAGAAGATGGAGTATCTGAAGGAGAAGATTGCTCTCCTTGAAGAGATCGTGAAAGAACTGAACAATCGCCATTGGAAGATACGGAATGCCATAGAGTGGAGGAAATTCGTAAATGGTCAATGAATTTTCTGAACTCGCACCCCCTGACCCAAAGGGATGGTGGATAGACAAAATGTATATGCAGGCAGCATTCTCTGCTGCGCGGCACAGCACCGATCTACGCACACAGGTTGGATGCACACTCGTTATTCCCACACAGGGACCGCTGGTGTCTGCTTGGAACGCCGTTCCTGAATCACTGCTAGCCGCAGGATATCCCCTCCGTCCCGAGGACAAGAACTACTGCACCGAACACGCTGAACGCCGTGTAATCTACAAGGCTACCCTGAACGGACTGCCTGTGCGCGGACTCCACCTTTACGGCACATGGGCAGCGTGTGCGGAGTGTGCCCGAACAGTGATTGAGTTTGGAGTGCAGCGCGTGGTGACATCTTCGGTGCTTTTGGAGCGGACACCTGACCGTTGGCGTGACTCGGTTCTGCACGGGCTACGCATGATGCGGGACGCGGGAATCCAAGTTGTGGGATGGAGAGGAGAATTGTCTCTTCCTATTCCCATCAGATTCAATAGTGAAGCGGTGTTTGGAGCGGATCTCGCATGATGGTAGACCTTGATGTAACAGAGGTGGATTCGGTGTATGTTCGTGTGCAGTGCGACCGTGGCATTGCTCTTGAACTGTCCGACTACTTTACATTCAAGGTTCCTGGTTACAAGTTCATGCCAGCGTATCGTGCCCGTCTGTGGAACGGGGAGATCAAACTTTATAATGTCCACAATCAGCAGATATACGCAGGTTTGGTGGACTACATCAAGAAGTTTGCGGACGAGCGGCAGTATACCGTTGCCTTGCCTGTGAGGAACGGATTCAAAACCACTTTCAAGGATGTCAAGGGATTTATTGAAGACCACCTAGACATACGGGTTCACGGAAACAAGACCCCTGCACACGAACACCAAGTCAACGCGGTTCTCCATGCTATGCAGGAAGAACGATGCCTGCTGCTGTCTCCCACGGGTAGCGGAAAGAGCCTTATCATCTACTCTTTGCTCCGCTACTACTTGAGCAAGATTGGCAAGGACAAGAAAGTTCTTATCATTGTGCCTACGGTGTCTCTCGTAGAGCAGATGATTACAGACTTCACGGACTACTCTTCTGAAAACGGGTGGAGCGTTGAAGACAACTGCCACAAGATCAGTGCAGGTGCAGACAAAGCCACAGACAAGCGTGTTGTGGTGTCAACATGGCAGAGCGTGTACAAGCAGAGCGACAAGTGGTTTGAGCAGTTCGGGGCAGTGGTTGGCGACGAAGCCCACCTGTTCAAGTCCAAGTCCCTCACGGCAATAATGACCAAACTGAAGCGTTGCCCATTCAGGGTTGGCACCACAGGCACACTGGACGGCACCAATACCCATCGCTTGGTGCTTGAGGGTCTGTTTGGTCGTGCATATGAGGTCACGAAAACCAAATCACTCATGGAGAAGAAGATTCTGAGTGATTTGAAAATTGATTGCATCGTGCTGTCGTATCCTGATATTGACCGCGAATCCGTGAAGAGAGCAAAGTATCAAGACGAAATCAAGTGGATCATCAAATCCGAAAGACGCAACAGGTTTATTGCAAACCTGTGTAAGCGGCTGAAGGGCAACACACTGATACTATTTCAATTTGTTGAGGATCACGGAAAGGTGCTAAATAGTCTTGTGAGGTCTTGCCTTCCGGACGAACGCAAGGTATTCTTTGTGCATGGTGGAACAGAGGCTGAAGACCGAGAGGAGATACGCAAGATTGTTGACAGTGAAAACGATGCCGTGATCGTGGCTTCCTACGGAACCTTCAGCACAGGCATTTCCATACGGAGACTGAACAACATTATCTTTGCGTCCCCCTCAAAGTCCCGAATCCGAGTTCTGCAAAGCATTGGGCGGCAGTTGCGTGTCGCCAAAGACAAGGGTTCGGCGCGACTTTACGATATTGGAGATGATCTTTCTTGGAAATCGTGGAAAAACCACACGCTTCGGCATATGAACGAGCGTATGAGACTGTATGAAGCCGAAGGGTTTGACCACAAGGCAGTTCGCATCCAATTAGGAGAAGACCTATGAGCAAGAAGAAAACAGGTGGACTCAGAGTCTTCAAACTGCGTAGCGGTGAGGAAATTATTGGCAAGGTAGAGAGCAAGACCCGCAGCAAGATCAAGGTTCACCGTCCCATGCGGATAGTGACCTCAATTCAAGCCGATCCCTTTACTGGCGTAAAGCGTCATGTGGTATATTTCTCTGATTGGCTAGGATCAACATCGGAACTGTGTGCAGAACTGCCCTGCAACTTCATCATTCTTGATATGCCACCTGATCCTGATCTCATTGAATTGTATGATCGGCAAGTGGAGTCTGATGACGCTGAACGCGCAGCAACCGCTGCTCGTCATGCTGATCCAGTGCCGCCTGAAACGGAAGAAGATTTGAAAAAGTCTATAGAAGAAGCGGACAAGGAGATAGAGTCCCTTCTGAAGCAGTATGCGGAAGATCAGAAAAACAAGTCACAGTTTCCCCCCATGCCTCCACTGTCTGGTCTTGGTGGGATGGGTTTGCCAGGACTT